CTTGTACGTCTGCGGACGCGCCAGCGGGGATTGCATCAGGAACGGGGGCTTCCATAGGTTCAATGAATTGCGTGTTGCATTCCGAACACGTCAAAACATATCCCTCTGTCCCGGTCTCATCGTCCTTTCCGGTTTGCGCGGTTTCAGTGTCGTATTCGACCTGCGCGCCGCAATTCGGACATACCGTTTCGGCAGCGGCGGCTTGCGGTTCAGGCTCCGTAGCCTGTTCCTGCTGCGGATGTGTTGCCGGAGACTGTTGGCCCGAACCGTTAAGCGGCGCCGACTGGTTTACTGTCTGTCCTTCGCCGCCGTCAGCATTAACGTCGGTATCCCACATAAAATCATTGCCGCAGTGAGGGCAATTTACGCTGTAAATTGACGCCCTCACATTACCCGGCATCCGCCTTGCAAGAACCGTTTCGGGCTTTTTCGCTCCGGGCGCATTGCCCGGCGCATTGCCAGCGTTATTCGGTTCTTCCTGCTGCCCTTGAGTTCCGCCAGCAAAAATTTCCCCTGATTCGGGATTTAAGTTGACGGCTCCGCCGCAGCTCGGGCATACCATTTCAACAAACACAATTTCCGCTTTCGGTTTCGGGTTTGTTTTGGCAGCCACTTTCTTTTTCCGGTTGAATAATGCCATAGCATTACCTCCTCGCTTAGAATTTATTATTCCGGCAGTTTTCTCGGCTGCCTTATCAAAGCCCGTTAGATCAATTCTGTTTCCGTGATAATTAAAAACGGCGGGACTGATACACGCTGCCGCTTCAATCGGCATCATCGCTTCCGGCGTATATTCGTCAGCCAACCCGAATTCAATAGCTTCGTCCGCTGTGAGCCATGTCCCTTTTCCCGATTCGCCGTCCATTAAAGCAATAACCTCTTCGCGCGTTTTTCCTGATTTTTGCATATAGACGTTTATCATCGGTTCTTTTATCTTGACCATTTCTTCCAGCGTTTCGCGCATATCATGTTCATTCGCGTCCCATACGTCAGTTATCAGATTATGGACAAACATCATCGCTACTGTCGGCATATACACCACATCACCGGCGCAAACGATTATTGATCCGCCTGAAGCGGCAACGCCCTCAATGTATACCGTTACTTGCTCTGGACGGCTTTTCAAAATGCTGTAAATAGCTAACGAAGCAAACATATCCCCGCCGTTTGAAAAAATATGGCACTCGATTTCGCTTATTGCGCCCAAAGAGTTTATGTCAGCAAGAAAACCTGCTGGAGTAACTTCATCGCCCCAAAATTCCATAGAACTTATTTCGCCAATAATATCCACGCGCCCAACATTTTTTCCATTCTGCGCGCGTATTTTCTTGACTGAATAAAACTTACCCATTGACAATACCTCCCCGATTTGCATTTCCCTGTTCTGCGTTCTGAGCTACCTCTGCTGTTTTTGTCATTGCGGTTGCGGCGGCCTCCGGCAAACCTGCGGCTCTTGCCGCTTCAATTTCACGCCGTCTAACCTCAAGATTTTCCATATAGTCTGATCCAGTTAGTTCGCTTGACTGTTCCCCTGCCGTTGACAAGGCAAGCGAGATCATCTTTTCCGCTGTCGCCGCGGCATCTTTAAGATCAACCTGCGGCATACCGATACCGCTCCATTTGCATCGCTGCCACGCAAGGCGCATAAGCGGATCATCAAAGTATCCTGGGGCGTCGTTATAACCTTTCATCACCGCTTCATCTGTCAGCGCGCAATAAACCGGCTGGCAGAAATCGCCTACAAAACGCCCGCGGCGTATTTTGAATTTTGTTGTCGCTATGGCGTTAGCCGCTTTGGTAGCAGAAAAAGACTGTCCGTATTTTTTCATCAGCATTTCATACGGCAGGGTAGACGAACCGATAATCGTAAGCCCTGTTTCCATGAACGGGCCAAATGCCGTTGTCGGCCTGCTAGGATTTACCGGCTCTATTTTCTCCCCCGGGCGTGCATACTGTACTATGCCGTTTCCAAGAGCAATCATCGATTCATCACCGTCAGTTAAGCGGTCGCCTTCGATTTCTTCCATTGCGCCGACAACAGAATCCGGGTTTTCTGAGGTAACTACCAAAGTAAAAAGGGCTTGTATTCTCGCGCTTATCGTTTCAGCTTTCATATACTGCGAAAGCATTAAAGCCATTTCAAGAGACGGCGCCAAAATCGGAACGCCGCGCCTTTGCCCCGGGCGGATAGAGTGCATTATATGCAATACAAGCGGCTCCCCGGTTTCCTGCCCATACGCGGGAATAAAAACCCATCGCGGAAACTTCTTCTCGTTATGCGTAAATGTGCGCCGCCTGCTTGCAAGAGGATGTCCGGTATAGAACCAATAGCCTTTTACTTCGCCCCATTGCGATACTTCTACGCCGCCATAAACATCATGGTCGCGCATTTCAACATCAAGGCGTTCTAATCCACCTGGGTCTGCGACACAATCAGCTTCTACCACCTGAATCTTCAAATCAAAAAGAGCGTTATGCCTTTCAAAACGCGGCATGGTAACAAACACGTCTCCCGATTCATCCGCTGCACGGCAAGCCAAATCCATCAGCTCATATAAATTGTCGCGGTGATAAACATCGCAATGCGGCTTCTCAGCAAAGGCCTCCCAGCAGCGCAGGGCATTTGTTTTGAACTTTTTTATTACGTCAGGAGAAACGCCCTGCTCAATCAGATAATCTTCATCAGGTACAGGCTGAGGAATAAGCCCTGTCCCTACCGTGTAGCTGGATAACGTTTCGTACATTCCGCTGAATACAGGGTCTTCCATTCCAATCTGCCTGCACCTTTGCCGCATGATAGGAAGGTTTGCGACAATATCATCATCCGGGCTGCCGCCCTTAAATTCCCAGCCTTTGAAAATCGGCTTTGTTAAACTGGCCGCAGAATGTGAAAAACCAGACGCGAGATATTTATTATCCATCCTCATGATAGGGTTGCCGTATTGGTCTAACAATCTCGCTCTTGTTTTCATTTCTTTTCCCTGTTACCTGTCAACCGGAATAATTTGCTTAAACCTTCTGCTTCCACCCGAAAGAGCGGCAATTTCATCTTCAAGTTCCTTTTTCCATTTCCGCAGTTCTGCAAGGTTGGCTCTGGTAAGGCTTCGTGTGCCAATAGAATATGACTGCGCTCCGCCTAAAATCATTTTTATGGCGGCTTTAACGTCTTGAAGTTCCTCTCTGCGTTCCGCCAATTTCTCAACGTTTCTTCTCGCCATGCCAATTCCCCCAAGGCAATAAAAAAAGCCCGCAGGGACTGAAAGAGGGTAAACCTCTCCCAGTCTCTACGGGCTTCCGCGTTTCCGGCCAGCCGAATATACTATACTCTGATTATATTGCTACAATCCCCAAAAATGTCAAGCGTTATTTTTAACTATTTGCCCCCCCTTGCCTGACGCTTTTGCTCGTCGTCTTCCCGGATACGCCTCAGAACATTCAAATCCAACTTGTCTGAGGTTGCGGATATGTTTATCGTAACGCTCCCATACTCAACGGTTCGGGCCGCCTCCCTGATTTTTTCCAGTTGTTTGTCGGTCAATTCCATAATCCCCTCCCGTTCATACTTCTATGCCCATACCCCTTGCTCTTTCATTTCTGCTCAACTTCTTTTTCTTTTTGCCGGACTCCGGACCCGGGATTGCCGCTTCCTTTTTCTCGTCAGGCTTCCCGGCCCACGGCGCTTTCAGATACACCTTTTTCAGCAATAATTCATCCTGGGGGGACATAATACGCAGCGCCGCCCTCGCGTAGACGCGGCAATCAAACGATTCGTTCCTCGCGCCGGCCTCCTTATGCCACTCGTAAGCGGTAAACCCTTTTTTATTTTTTACCACCACCCTTTTTTCCGCAGTCAGCATCTGGAAATATGTAGTATCATAGCCCTGCACCGGTATATCGTCTTTATCTTTCGGGAAATGGCAATACTTATCGCCGGGTTCGCCAACCTTGAGCCACGACATCCAATCGTATTTAATGCTGTCAACGCCGACGATGAACAATCCTTTCTCCCTCGATTTCTGCGAGGGTCTAATCAAAGGCAGCCTGTCCCCGCCCTGCCCCTTAATCGGAAACACGCCGCGAGACCGTTTCACCATGCAGTAATTATAAGTCTCAGTCGTCATGTGCCCTCCGGTATCAATGGCAACGCGGCTTATTCGGATCCGCTTGCCGTTCTTGTAAGCCCAAGCGCGGTCCAGCAAATCACTCAGCCTATTCCAAACTTCCCCCAGCCGCGGGTCTCCGAATATTTCCGAATACTCAATCCCCCAGCTTTCAAAGCCCAAGCCCCAGCCCACCACCTCGTAAGCAAGCCTGTTATCCTGCACGTCAACGCCCATCGTAAGAACGCAAACGCCGTCCGGCAATTCAGCTTCATAAACCTCGCGCCGCGCCTCAAGCGCATGGGATTCCAAAACTTCCCCGCGGACTTCCCATTCCTCGGCAAGAACGGTATTGATAAAAGTTTTAAGTTTTGAAAAATCGCCTTTTTTCGCTATCCGCTGCGCTTCCGCCCATTTTGAAATCAGCGTCTCCCAAGCCATCTGCGAATCGAGAGCGTTCACATGAAACCCCCTTACCGAATGATCCGGATTTTCAGCTATCCATCTGCCGCCGCTTTCTTCCCATTCGCCCCTTAAAAAGAATCCGTCACAATACGGACACCCCATTTTCAACGTCTCAAAGTCAAGCCGCGTCCAGATAAACTGAGACCATTCCCCGCATTTCGGGCATTTGTGCATCCACCTCTCCCGCGTCGAATCATCGTAGGCGGTTTCAATTTTACTGCGGCCTTTTATTGTCGGCGTAGAAGTCAGGACTATTTTCCGGTCGGGGAAAGCGTTTGTTCTTACAATCGCCAGTTCAATGGGATCGCCCTGGCCTTCAAGGTCGTCCGGCATTTCGTCGGTTTCGTCAATCAAAAGAACGCGGATCGGCCTTGACTTCAAAGACGGCGCGCTGTTGGCGCCGGAAATAACCGCATACCCGCCCAAAAAGGATTTTTCCAATATCTTGTTTTCAGAGTTTCGCGGCTTGTCGAAAGCAATTTTTTTCCGCAGGCAAGGGGTGTCCCTGAGCATCGGCGTTATGCGTTTCAGCGAAAAAGACTGCGCCATCTGGATAGTAGGCTGCACAATCATAATGGGGCAAGGGTCATAGGTCATGTAATATCCCAAAGGGTTAAGAACCGCGGCGTTTGTTTTCCCCATCTGCGCCGCGCATTTCACCACCACCTTCTCAGTTTTATTGTCGCTTATTGCCAGCATTATGCCGTCAAGGTACGGCACGCCGTCCGAATACCACGGCCCAGGCGCCGATGCTTCCTCACCCGACACAATACGGTCTTCCCTCGCCCAATCCAGAATTGTTTTATTGGGAGGCGGCGTCAAAATCCTTACCAAGCGAATACATAATATTTTTGTATTCAAAGGCAACTGCATTCCCTATTCCTCTTTGGCAAGCAGCTCATCTAAGTCTAAACTCACAGCCTCATTTAACGCCCTGCTTATCCGTTCATATATTTTTTCCGCAATGACATTCGTGTCTTTTTGTTCCCTGAGTTGCGGGGCAACGCCCTTTGGTATTGCCAACAGGTTTATCCTCAGCCGGGTAAGCACCGCGCCTATAACCCTTTCAATATCCTCAGCCTTATGCAGTTCGCCTTCAATGCTGGACAGTTCCATCTCTTCTTTTTTTGCCCTGGCTATAAGCTGGCGTTCCCTCGCCTTTTTCATTTCCTCAGTTTCCCGGGAAGCGCGGCTGTCGGAAATCTCCTTGTAATGCCTTGCCAGTTTGATAAATGTTTCCAGCGGCTTGTAGAAATCCCCTTCCTTCCGGCTCCCCGATGGTAGCGGCTCTATCACGCCGTCTTTTTTCAACTGGCTTACTCTGGCATTGGTTACGCTCAAATACTTTGCCACTTCCTGAGTGGACATTGTGGGACGCTTCTCGCCTTCTGGATTATCTTCAGGGGATAGTTTTTTCTTCTCAGTTCTTTTTTCAGCCGTTGCCGGTTTTCTTACGGCAGTTTTTCTCGTTACCGCCTTGCTTTTTGCCAAAATCCCCCCCAAAATAACTTAAATTAAACCGCAAAAAAAAATCTCGTGTGTAACGGAATTTCGGGGTCGAAAGCCACCCTCGATTTATAATTTGCTGAAAGGACCCGAAAATTCCCGAGAAAGGTTTAAGATTATGTGGACGAAAGCTGACAACGAAAGGAAGGCAGGGAGTATTGGCTACGAATACCGCTTAGTATACACGGATATATGGCAGGAGTCAAGTGCTTATGCTGTGATTTGGACGGTGAATGTTATGTGGGGAGCAGCCCTATCATATACAGGCCGGAAATGTTTGCAAACCTTTGCCATTGTTTCTTTATATTCTGCCCAAGCTACCCGAGGATCAAAGCCACGGCCTATCAGCCTGTTATAATAATCCCTCAGTTGGCCTGCTTTTTCCTGGATTTGGTTTTCTGCCCATTCTATTTCAGCATTTTTGCGGATTAAGACTTCACAAGGCCTTTCAAACATACTGCACCCCCGAAGATGCCTTTTCAGTTTTCGCTTTTTCCAATAATAGAAAAAACCTATCTTGCAATAAGATTCTGTATTTTTCCCGGGTACGCAATTTCTTCGCGTTTTTGTAATAATAATACCATTTTGGATTTTCCGCAGACGCAGCCAATAAACAACGGTCATATAACGGCTCTAAGATTGTTTCCAACACATTATTAAAAGCCTTTCCAATCACTTCAACAGCGTTCCAAAGGGTTTTTTCCAATGCTTCAAAACCATTTTTTATTGGCTGCGTCTCATTCATGCCTTTCTCATGCTCCTATACCAGCCTTCACCTTTCTGATAAAAGCCCTTGTTACGGGGTAAAATATCACCTCGTACAGGGTTTCTATGATTGTCCCGCCTATAACCATGCTTATTATCGCGGCGGCCGGCAGAACGCCTGCAAAGGCAAGCGTCATAAAGACTATGTTGTCTATGGCCTGCCCCGCGACCGTGGAAGCGATAGCCCTGAAGAAAAGGTACTTTTCCAGCTTCCTTTTCATCGCAACCATTACTTTGGCGTTGATTAAAGAGCCAATGTAATAGGCCGTAACACTCGCAACGGTTATCCTCGCGGTCGATCCCAGCACGGCGCGGAACGCCTCTTGATTGGCAAAGTTGACGGACGGCGGCGCTTTTATGGCGGCGAAATAAATCACCGCGGCGGCAACGTTGGCAACCAGCCCGGCTGTTATCATGGCCTTCGCACTTTTGTAGCCGAACACCTCGCTCTGGATGTCATTTATTATAAACACAATGGGCGAAATAAACAAGCCCAAATTGATGGTAAATAATAAAATATCCATCTGTTTTGACGCCAGTATGTTCATCAATACCAGCCCGACGCAATACGCGGCATACAAATACGCCTGCACGTTTTTCATACAATCCCCCTGTCCATGTATTTTTGGTATTTACACCACTCGATAAAATTGTGCTTCCCCAGCTTTTTATGGTCCACTTTGTTTTTCGTTTTGATTTTCTTTTGAACCATGAGCCGCCCGTTGAAGTATTGGATATTGTTCCCGAGGAAGGCCGTGGTGTTCCACGAGCTGCTGTCAACGCTGAAGTATTTGTATTCGGGAAGCTCCCGCGTTTTGGTAAATCCCAGGCCGTGTACCTTCACGCCTTTGGAATAGGCGTAGAGAACCATTTTCTTGATGTTGTCGTAGTCCTGCTGGGAAATGTTGAACACTTTCTGAACCTGGCTCCCCATTGCGACATATTTGTAGGTACGAACCATTTCTTTCCAGTATTCGATGCCGCGCCACCTGTGCCATACCGGGATTGTTTTCTTCCCGGTCTCGCGCTCTATGAGATCGCGCCATTTCTCCACTTGGTCAAGGCCGTAGATCGCGTCAACGTCAACTTCGATGAAGTTTTTGATGTCTTTCTGGTTTATGAACTCGATATAGCGGATGACGAACTTTTCCATCTTGTCTTTCGGTATGTCCTTCCCGCGCATGAAGCTGAACGCCCCGGAGTCGAGCAGGAAGTTTTCCGTTTCGACGATCTTTAACGTGTCCTCGCAGTGCTTCTGGTAGAAAAAACTCTCAAGAAGGTATTTAGGCTTGCCCTCTTCGACGCAGATTTTCCGCCACCTCTCGTTCAGGCCGTTGACGAAAGACGCGAGGTATATCCTCATAGCTCCGCCCCGCATTTCGGGCAGATTTTGAGCTTCTTAATCAGCTCCTCGTGCTTGATGAAGTCGCCGTCCTCAACGTCAAGGGCAATCTCCTGCCGCTCAAGGCCGAATATGTCGGGAAGCTCAAGGCCGCTGTAGAAGCGGTTCATGTCGGCCTCGTCTTCAAACGCCGAAACGTCCAAATCCTCGACAAACTCCTCGAACCCTTCCTGGGTTGCCGTGCCGTACCGGGAATCGCACTCAAGAAGGAGCTGCTTCGCTTCCTGTTTGCTTTTGGCGCTGACGTACACGACCGGGACGGGCGGGATTGCGTAGCCCCGCTTTTCCAGTTCCTCGAAGGCGAGAAGCCGTCCGTGGGTGTCGATAGCCCATACATCGTCGCCCAATTTTGTGACGAATGACGGGAAGCGGATGCCGCGCCGGATTATCAGCGAGCATAGCTTTTCGATCTGCTCGGGCGTTCTTTTTTTGTAATTACCTTGAAGCGGCTTGATGCCGTGCCAGTCGATTGCGTCTTTGGTGTCGCAGGCGATTAGAATTGTTTTCATGGGCGGCCCGCCTGCGGATGCCGTCCCGGGCGCGGATCGAGGCCGCGCCGGCCTGTGAGAAATGTGCGCATTATAGTACTCCCTCAAGTTGGAGTATAAGGGCGCGAAATAAAAACTGTCAAATAATTTGTTTTTCCGTATTTTCTGTATTGTTTTATTTTTTCTTTTTCTTACGGAATTGGAAAAAATATTTTATAATTCCATGTCGATGAGGTTGTTGTAGCTGTCAAGAGTGCAATAAATAAGGTACTTGCCCCGCTGTTTCTGTATGCCTTTCGGCTTCATCGGATAGGCTTTGCAGAACTCTTTAAGCCATGTAGTATTATCAACGCAAGGCAGAAGGCCAAGCGGTAAATGCTGTCTTATCCTTGTGAAAAAATCCTTGTGCTTGTAGAATTCGTTCCAGTTCAGATACCACATACCGTGCCGTCCGGGACCGTGAACAGACCAAATGCCAATATACCAGCCGCTAAAAAACCAATCTGTATCGTTATGAAAGACGTGTATAAAACACGGCACTCTTCTCAGGCAGTTGCGTTTCCGCTCGATATTCGCATCCTGCTTTTCTTTCTTTTTCGCGTTATGCTCTGCCCAGGTGTATTCCTTCCATTCGCGTTTGCCGTCCCAACGATATCCTCCGTCATGGTATAAATAAATTATATGTTTGGGAAGTTCTTCCTTCCACCATTTCCGTGCCGCCGCTCTTGTCATTATTGTCATGATTCTATCTTCTCGGTAATAAAATAATATCCTTCACGCCCGTTATAACAGCCTGAGTTCCTAGAACCCTTTGGACAAGTTTTCTGTCTGTGATCGTAAATACAATGTTGACAACAGTGTCTATAATTTGCCCTTGCTATATCATCATGCTGTACAAATACCGTTTTTCTAACAATTTTTTCTGCAAATGCCTTTTTATATTTTTCGTACATAGCTGCCGGACGTATCCACGGCCATGCAAACTTTACCCATGCGTCATCGCGTTTCCCTGACTTATCCCTATACAGCATCGCCATTGGGACAAAACCTGCTTCCAATGTCTCATTCAACCTTTTATCCGCTTTTTCAAACGTATCGCCGGGATAGCCGATTAAAACATAAGCCCGCAGGACATGGGACATTTTCGTAAACCCTGCGGACAATAATATCTTTCCAGCTTCAAACAGCGGATCGCGGTCATCAGGGGTATCATAGGCAAAGAATATCTGCGCCGGATATAGCTTTCTCAATTCCTCTGCGTGCCATTTCCGCAATAGCCTCGCCTCAAGGCCGCCAGTCAATTCAATCTTATGCCTTTGTTTTTTTTGCCTTGAAAGCATGGCAAACACGGCCCGAATATGGCTTTCCGAACAGGCAAGCAGGTTGTCATCAAGAACATTCCATCCATCAGTTATTGGCAATTCCCGGAGTACATCACCCTCGCGCTGCGGCACGGAGCAAAACCAGCATCTATTCGGGCATCCCCGGCTTGTAATTACATAGCCTTTTTTCAAGTACATTCCCGGGGTAAAATCTTCGCCGCGCTGTCCTGTTGCCGGGCCGCCTATTTCAACGGGCGCGATAGGCTTCCATTCTTTTTCAAGGCGTTCCGCTTCCGGCAAGTCATAGGTAAAGACAACGGAGATGTGTACTTTATCAGCGTCAATGCCAAAGGTGAACATAGAGGGAGCGCCGATATAGGCTAGTTCGTCCGTTGGTGTGGCGTTAGTTTTGCGCGGGAATACGCGGATTATTTTCATATTAGTAAATCTCCCCTGTTTCCCGGCATATATTCTGAAAACGGCTGGTGTTTCAAATACAACGGATGGCGCGGGCTTCCTTTTTTGGTCAATCCGCCCATTTTTACCCATTGAATATTTTTTTTATTCTTTTTGATCTTAACTAAAATATCATTCAGGCATTTTTCAAGCCAATCTCTTGTATTTATTAAATCTCCCCATGCCGCCCAAATTACTGAACCGTCTTTTATTAAATGCAAAACAGCATCTACATTGATTAAATGCTCGTTCCAATTTACTTCTGACGGCAAATCGCCGGGGTCGGTCGCCCTCAGCGGATAGATATTGAGCATAACAAAAGAATCAAAACCCTGCTTTATGGCTATTCTTTTGACCCTTCCTATTGTCGGATCGTATTTTTCAGGCGTTGCGGTACTAGGGTTTATACCGAAACAAAAAAGCGTCTTTTCTCCTTTCGTTCCTAGCGCATAGCGGTATTTATTATCATTCGATTTCAGATAAATTGTTTCTCCAAATAAATCTACATACATTAGAATATCTCCAATTCCCCGTTTTTATCATAGCCCGGTACCCATGCGTTGCTCTTTCGCGCCACTGGCTTCGGCTCTTCCTTCGGTTCCTCTCCCGGCTTCCGCAATTCATTACAAAATACCCCGCCATTTATAACCCTTATGCCCGGCTTCCCGGCAGGATTGGTAAATATCTCATACAAGTAATTCGCTTTCTCCAGACGGTCTTTTCCCTCATGCTTAATAATTTTGAAATCATCAGGAATAAAATATTCCGCTTGCTCTGAGGTGAAGCCAGACGCGAAAAGGGAGCTGGGTTCGTATGGGGAAAACTGCCACAAGTCGGAGTAAATATCAGACTTCTTTTCGCCTTCCGTTTGGGTGTTTTTATATAGCGTTAATACCATTTCCTTCTATTGCACCCCTTGCCTATATTTTTTCTACTACAGGAACCGTTTGCCTCTTGGTGTTGACAACCGTTGCATGATTTTTTCTCATAGTCATAATCCGCTTTGAACAGATGACAGGTATTATTTTTTAGCGCAATTATGCCGTCATCTCCGTTGGCGTGTTTTTTATATTCAATATTCGCAATAGAACATGACAGCATAAAGCCGCAGTTA